CGAAAGTTCAAATCCGGTTGAGAAGACTCTCAACCCCCTGAGATTCTATCTCGGTGCAACCAGAGCAAATATCTAGTAATCAAAGAGTTCTTTAAGAGGTTTGGATTAGACTGTTTAGGTCTGTACCAGATAATCTTAAGATACTCGCTTAGCTAGGAGTGTCTGCGGCTCTTTTCTTCTTTTAGAAAAGAAAACCGAAGTCAACTCAATCTAGACTAAGGGGTTACCTTGATCATGTTGATATCTGCAGCGCCGAATTACGAATAAATTATGAGAATAAACACACTTTTAAATAACCTTCAGTGGTTGAAAGTTAATCGTATGATTAAGACTCACGATTTCACTGTGCTATCGTGAGCACGTACCTTTAATTGTTCCCAAAGACTAAACTTTGTGCGATCTCAGATCGCTGAGTTTATGAGATTGGGTGATTATTTCTTCTTGTTTATCGGGATTCTGGCATTGTTGGTACTATCCTATGGATACGATTCTCAGGAACTTCTAGCTGAAGTCTTGATTTCATCACCAGGAATTAAGACCAAAGAATTTAAGAACCGTGAATCCAACAAACGTTCAGGTAATAATCTATTTCGGAAGTGAGTTAATCTCGCTTCTGAAGTAGAGCCTATGTTTAAGTTTGATTTTGATGACATGATCTCTCGAAAGAGGGTCACTTCCCTTGTACCCGCTTTAATTATTATTGCGGTGTGCATAGGATTCAAACCAACAAGCTCCCTTGTAGGAGTGTTTTATAACTATTTACGCTTTGTTAGTAAATTGTTACATCACTCTGGAGTGCCGGGTAGTGTGAAATATTTGAAAGCTTGCTTTCTTATACTTCAACAGTCGGTATCAGGTTACAATCCTGACTTAACTGTAATAAGACCCCGTCCTGCTTTAGCAGGCTCCTGCATTCCTTCAATCATACCGCTTCATCATCGAAAGAGGATTAGAAGTAATGATTTAGCCATTATCAAGCTCTGACTATCTTTATTCTCTATATTTAGAGTAATGTCATATAAGGGAAAAGTCAACTTAAGTACCATTACTGACGGTCTTAAGGTTGAAGAATACCTATATGATAACCAAGTCGTAGATTTGGAAAATTTTGTACCTGTGTTTTATAAGTACGTTGGGATCCCAGAGATCTTTAAATTCGAATGAGATTACTTATCCGACTTTAAATGACGACAAATTGATAAACTCTTGGGTTCACCTGAACCCTTTATCATTTCTAAGTCATCTCCGTTTACGGACCAAACGCAGCCAGGATTATCTACATCTACTTCGCAACAAACGCTTCTAGATTCAGCTTCTTACCTTCGTTACTCATCGATTTGGAAATATTTCACCAAATATCTTCAGAAGACCTCGAGTGATCTAGCTATTAAAATAGATCGGATCGCGTCTAAGGGATTTTCAGAAAGGTTGAAGGATGGAAGTACAAAGAAAAGTGAGTACTGAGACGATAGGATGGGAAAACTCGGGTTAAAACAGGAGGCAGCTGGGAAAGTGAGGGTATTTGCTATGGTCGATGTATATACTCAGTGATTACTGAGGCCATTACATAGATACCTCTTTTCTGTGCTTCGAAAGTTATCAACAGATGGTACTTTTGATCAATTGAAACCAATCTTAAAAATGATTAAATTCAATTATGTCAAATACTATTCTTATGATCTTTCGAGCGCAACAGACCGTCTTCCAGTGGAGATTCAAGTTAAACTTCTTTCACCCCTATTAGGAGCTGTTCGGGCTCAGGCTTGAGCCGACTTATTAGTTAAGAGAAGTTATGCTGTCTCTCCCGTCAAAGGCGTCGTGAAACATATAAAGTATGCTGTTGGGCAACCGATGGGTGCTTTATCATCTTGAGCGATGCTGGCGATGACACACCACTTTATAGTTCAATATGCGTGATACGCATCAGGTTTCAGACACTTCTTTGAAGATTACTGTATTCTTGGTGACGATATCGTTATAGCAAATAAGAAAGTGGCAAAGAAGTATCTTCAGATAATGAAGAACTTAGGAGTAGAAGTAAACTTATCTAAATCATTAGTAAGTTCCTCAGGAATTGAGTTCGCCAAGAGATTCTTTTATAAGACTTGAGATTTATCTCCAGTCCCAGTTAAAGAGTTGAATGGATTAGGAGCGGCCTTGTCTTCGTTACCAACTTTTGTAGCGAAGTACGGGCTTGACATGGTTAGTACATTAAGAGTGGTCGGGGCTGGGTACAAGTTTCTCTCATCCTTCCGTGATAAATCGATTTTACGTATGACCCCGAAATTTAGGGCAGCGTACATTTATTTATTACGTGAAGAAGGAAAACTTCTCCATTGATTTTGTCGATATTCTTTACTTAAGTCCTGACAATTAAAAGATAGTGATGTATTCGATCTTATGAGAGAATATATCATTCCTTTATATTGTCGGGCTATCAACAAAGCTATGCGACGATGGGTAGAAAGTGACTTAACACGAGCGTTGAGAGCGATTAGCGAAAATCCTTTAGAGATTCATCTAGGAATTAATATAATCTTAGATGTAGCTTTATCGGATCGAGTGAAAGGGATTTTACGTGACTGTGAAGTATTGGCTAAACCCGAATTCTGATCTTACCAACTTTACAAACGTTACACCGTGGACGAGACAATTGACCAATTACGATCTCTGTTAGCGGACGCATACAGTCTACCTAGTTTCAAAGGTCTTTACTTACGTGAAGATATTCAAAAGAAAGATAATCGTATGTTTCTGCAGGAGGTCGCTATTTGGTTAAGCGTTAACTCGCGGTTAAGTAACATTGGAACGTTAGTTAAGACTTCCGACTGAAAATTTACATCTGAGGATGATCCTCTTTTAGAGGGCCATTCATCTGTCTATTCTATGATCTGATCTGACATCAAATCCTATTTCATGACGGAATATGATAAGATTGGGTTATGGATATGAACTGCTGTAATAGGGTGAGCGATATGGAATGCAGAAGCCCCTCATGAAAGGCTGTCGGTAGAGGTTTTACCTACTATACCTGATGTAGTAGAAC